TTTTATAGATGTATGCTGGAAAAGCATCAATTCCATGCATAAAATCAAATTCATTTGGATACTGAAATTCCATAATATATTATAAAAATGTATTTATCGTTTTCCACCACCCATCTGTTTTAGCATCTTCTGTAGTTCAGTTGTGCTGCCAACAAACATCGCATTATTTGTGACGTTGGTGACCTTCTTATTCTCAGCATCTAGATCCTTCATCTTCTTCTGAAGATCTACAAGCTTGTCAGTCATATCTGCTACCTGCTTCATGGCGTTCACAGCGACTTCATACGCTCTAGGGTGTCCGCTCTCCTGTGCGACCTCCAAGGCGCCTTGTACCGCCTCCTGACCCTTGCTGATGAGGTTGTATAACTCCCCTCTGGTATATTCATAATCTTCTGTGCGGTCATCCTTATCACCATGCTTTATTAGAGCAGGTTTTTCTTGCTCGACAAGTTCAATATCAATATTTAATATTTCTTTCATGTTTTCTTCTAAGCTCATAATTAATAGAATTCTATACCTTCATTAAATCCAAAATCATCTTCACCAGTCAATAGATTTGTATCTGCTGCATCTACATCACCATCACCATCTTGATCCGTAAGTGCTTTTGGTGTATACTGATATGTAGCATTTCTTCTCGAAACATTTAGATCGCCAACAGTTTCATGAATAATTGCTTTCTTGATAACATCTGCTTGATTAAATGGTCCATAAACGTATGATTTTGCTGTGAAGCTAAGAGACCAAATAATACTTCTTCTATTAAGAAAACTTTCATCCCAATCATCTTCATAATTGATGTTATTTAAAACAATAGCAATATCTTTCTTTTCATCCATATCAGGTATCATGTTAAGAGTTATATTAAATGATGGTTGAAAATATGGTAAAATCTGTTCAAGAATTTGCAATCCATCATCTTGATTTTTAGCAATAATGCCTAATTCAAAATCAATATTGTATGGAACAGGTACATATTGCACTCTCAATTCTGTTCCATTATTTTCAATAATTTTTTTATATTTTTGAATAGGACTTGTTTTTCTTGCGCCGTCATATGAAACACCTGTCATTTCAAAATATAATCGTGGTAATTGAATAGCAATGTTTTTACCAGCCCCAGCATTTGGATTTTGTTCCAATCTAGTTAAAAACTTTTGTCTGGGTCCATAAGCTAGAGGAACTTTTTCAGTTTCAATAATATCCCCAGTCTGCGGATTTCTTTTTTGCAGTTCTATATTATTGAATAGAGTTCCAAATGCAATAATATTTTTTCTTAATATCTCGTGATAAAAATGTGATCTTAACATTAGATGCTACCTGTGTAATTTCCATATTCACCAAATGGATTTCTTTCAGTCCAATCTAGAATATCATCAGCATTATCTTCAATATCTCTGTTTTGATCGTAGTTGCTGTTAGTATTATTTAGAGTGTCAAAAGTAAATGGGCTCCACTTCGCACTAGATGTAATACCAGTAATCGTCTCGGCAGTAGTGAATATTCCAGTTCTATTAATAACCTCTAAAGTACGAGTTGCAGGATTCCAAGACTTGACCTCTGCTCTGTTATCTTTTGGTGAGTAGTCAATCGTAACTGTAGGAGCAGAGACGTAACCAGTTCCAGGATTGGTTAGCGTGATACCAGTTACAATACCATTCGCAGATACTACAGCAGTTCCTGTAGCTTGTGTACCACCCGCAGGAGGTGCCGAGAACGTGACGACTGGAGGAATTGCTGGATTGTAGAATGCTCCACCATCGCTGATTGTAGTGCCACTCACAGCACCACCAGTAATTGCTGATGTTGCCCTTGCGAGGAACTCATCACCAACAATCTCTTCACCAACTGTGAAGTTACCAATACCACCAGGATCCATAACCAGCTTGATGGCAGCAGAGTATTGGGTTTCAATCTCATCAATTGTAGGAACTCCAGTATCTATTTCATCATCACCGAGTTCATAAATTTCTGCAGTCATTGTGTAGAATTGAATTCTACCAAATTGATAAAAAGGACTTTCTCGTTCTACAAATTTTATTTCATATAAATCTTGAGTGAGAGGAAAATATAATAGATCTCCCTCGTTAGGTCTTCCAGGAACGTTTAAAGCGGGAGAATATTGAGTGACAGATTGATCCCATCTACGAGTTGATACTCTAAATTTAACTTCATCAGTCAAACGTAATCCAAATTTACTAATAAATTCTGATGTATCTCCAAACCCAGTCACATTTTCTAAAAGCATTTCTATTTGAAATTGTGATTGATACTTTGAATAAATGATATCATCTAAAGTATTTTCTTTCAAAATAGTTCTAGGAAGATAGTAAATATCAGATCCGAACAACTTAATTTGTTCGTCCGCTAGATCTTGATAGAGATTTTGTTCTCCAGAATATCCGCTATAATAAGTGGGAAAATGAGGACTAGTAGGCATCTTATCCGATCATGTCGATTGGTGGAAGAGTATATTTTGTAGGCATATCATTTTCTAACTGCTCCAATTCTGCTAGAGCATCTTCATAAATCTGTCTACCATTTAAAGTAATACCGCCAGGCAATTGAACATTATTAAACTTCGTTAAATTCATACCCCACTGTTTTTTCATTAGTGATGTTGCATAACGCTTTAAGAAACCATCGTTGTATACTTGAGACCAAGATCCAGGATCAAGAGCACGATGGCATTCAATAAGTAAATAATGTCCTTCTACCATTCTTGATTTATCTACGTCAATATATAAACGATCTTGACGCTTGTTAAATCTAAATTGTACTAAAGCACCAGTATTAACAACCATATCTAAGGTTTCAAAATATTGGCGGATCATATAATAATTACTCATATCAAAATTACCAAAAGTAAATCCAGAAGAAAAACCAAAAATATCCATTAAGAAATATTGGTTGCTTAATCCAAATAAATCGTTTCTTACCCAGTTAGAAGAAACACCAAATACTTTTGTAATACCAATGACATGATCAGGAACTTCAATAAAGTTATTTCTATTTGTCCAAACAGCAGCATCTGGTGCTGCTGTATTTGTAGTTTCATCAGATGAATTAAATCTTGTTACATCATCTGCTGTAATCTCATGTTTTAGATACATGGTTTCTACACCATCGTAATGCCATTCCTGATAAAATTGAATAGCAGTATCAATGATGTCATCTATCTGACTATCATCTATATTAATCTGTAATACTGGAGCACCTAATTGACGTTTACAAAAGTCAATTAACCCCTGTCTAGTTGATGGCTGCGCCATTTAATTAGATACAAAAAATCCCTACTTCTATTTATGAAGTAGGGATTTAAGTCATTCAGTAGGCAGTTCTTCTGCTTCTTCTGATTGACCTTCTAGTAGTTCTAGAGTTTCTAATCCACCAAGCAATTTAGTTTTATACTCTTCTGCTTTTTTAAGATTTTCTCTTAGATCATTGATCTGCTTTTCAGCAGTTGCAAGTTGATCATTAAAATTTTTTCTAAGAGTTTCAATGTCCATGATTATCGATATTAATGAAGTATACTTTATTTAGTCTATATCTCCACATGAGTTAAATGATATTATAGTTTTTCTAGTGTCGCACGTAATCTCTGGAGATCGGTGCATAACAAAACTAGGAAAAGAAATAATATCACCTTCCTTGACTTTTACTTGAGATATTTTATTTTTTAGAGGATCTTTTACTTCTAAGAATGGAGCATCCTCTGGCATTTCAAGATAATAAACATTTGTCCATTGACAATCCATATGGATGTGCCACATATGTCCACTGCCTTTAGTATACTGCTGAAACCAGCAGTTGTGAATGTTTATTCTTTTATATCCATAATAAGAATAAACTTCTTCCATGTGGTATCCCAATGAAGGAAAAAGAATATTCATATATTCACTGCGGGAATGCTTTGCTTCATTCCAGTCAGATCTAGTAATATATGAATTAGAATAGTTTACAGATGAAAAATTTTGAGAATTAATTGATGATAATAATTTATCCTTAATTAATTCATGCTCTTTAAATTTAGATACTAGTATGGGACATGATATATAATCTAATTGAACAATCATACTTTATAATAATTTTCAGCATCAGGATCTGGATTTACCAGTAAGACATCTGCAGGAACATCTTCAATAGCACCGATTAGATTGTGAGCATCATTTCCTCTAGAGATAGAAAGATATAATCCTGGTTCTGGAATATTGTCTTTATGCTCAACAATAAAATTTTTAATTTCTTCAAGTGTGCTACCATTCTTTTTCATTTGAGCATGTACACTCATTACAAAAGTACTATCAATTGGTTTTGTACAAATGGGTCTCAAAGCATTAAAAATTTCAATACATTCAGTTTCTTTTTGAGATAAAACATAATCTGGAGCTTTATCTAAGACAGTTTCTGCTGATGGTTCTGTAGAAAGTTGAAATGAGAATGCTGCTTGCTCTGGTTGTGATGCAATCTTATCAAATTCTTCGTCTAAGAATTTTTTAAGAGAAATATCGAAAACATGACCCTCAATGATTTTATGAATATCTTCTTCCGAAAGATTTTCAAATTCTATAAATCCACGGATTTCAGGAGAAATATCCATTACAATTTCTCTAGTTGCAGATACTTCAGCATCATTTTTTTGCGCTGTATAAGTATAAACAATTTTTGAAACTACATTTGTATGATACTCTGTATTAGTTACGAATGGAATAATATTCGTAATTTTGTAATTAGTAGACATATTTCTTCCTAAAGGTTGGCGAATTTTCTAGTGGTCCTTTAATTAAAGGATTGTCTAATGTATTGAACATTTGTACTCCTAAATTATTTAGGATCATGTCAGTTGCTTCTACGTATATATATTCATTTTCTTCGATGTAATCCCAGAACATTTTTTCTAAGGTTTCTTCTAATTCTAATCCACGAACACATAGAAGAAAATTATGAGTAGCATAATTACCATACTCATTATCAATAGGAAAAAATGTATCTCCTTTATGCATATTAATTACATACTTAATGAACTGTAAATCATTTTTTAAGAAATTATATGCTTTTTCTTTAGCATGTTGCCAGAATGGAGTATCATATACCGATCCATTTAAGTAATGCAAAGCAATAACCTTTCTTGTATGATTAATTCTTGTAGTAACTTCTTTTGAATACATTTCAATTTTATAATCCAATGGAGAAGGATTATTTGGATTTAAAATTTCAATATACATTTGTTGAGCAAAATTAACCAATTGAAGAGTATTTGCTTCCATTGGTTCAATAAAAAATAATGCATTACCATTGACGCATACATTTCCTTCTATAGGTTTTTGTTTCATTCCAGATACAAAAGAAAATTCTGTCATATCATATTCCAGCATATTCAGATCATACTTTTCTTTTATATACTCAATCATATTAGATTTTGCTTCTTCTACGGAAGTAATATCATGGTTAAATAACCATCCAATAGAAGTTTCATTTTTCAAAGGAATTTCAAAACACCATCCATCTGGAGTTGCAACATGCTTTGTAGTTCCAGCATGAGGATTTTTAAATGGGATATGAACTACAGCAACATGATTTACTGGAACTTCCTCAAATACAATATAATCATCTTTGTTGCCAGAAAATCCAGTGCAGTCATAAACAAATTCGTACTGATTTTTAATATCATCAATATTTACTGTTTCTTTAATTACATTGATTTGTTTATTTTCATCTAGCATTTCCATAGCAAGTTTTTGAAACTTACTATTTTTAAAATGACAAGCAATTCTCTCACCGCTAAATGGAGAAAATGTTGTTTTGCCAGATTTGCCCCATCCAATAAATTCAACAGCGTGCTTTACAGTAGCATCACATTCTTTGAAACTATTGAATACTGGATTAAATCCTAAAGTTTTCCACAATAAAGACATAACATCATGAGTTGTTGATTCTCCTACTGCGGTAATACTATCAGGATCTCCAGTATAAAAATCAATTTGTATATCTTGTATTTCTTCTTCTTTCACAGAAGACTTTAAATTTACAAGAGATAAAGCAGATAAAATGCCAGCAGTTCCGCCGCCAACGACACATAATTTTTTTGTCATGATTTTTTATATAAAAAACTAAAAGGACACTTGGAAAGTTTTTCTTCCTGCTCCCTTCTATTTAACATAGTTTTCCAGGATAGATTTTTTCCATAATTTTTTAACAGTAGATGCTGATTTATTTTTGTAATAACTTCATCAGGAGGAATTTTTTTAGTCATAACTACTGTATCTTTGAAGGAAGGAGTATGAAATCTGGCGTAATAAATTGGATCTCCTCGTCTCAATTGAACTGATTTAGAAGTATCTAAAATTCTAAATCCCAAAGAAGTGGTTCTCTCCCACACAGAAATAGGAAAGTTACCAGATATAACTTCCATGTTATTTTTTATACAAGTTCTTGGATATGGAATGCATTCAAAAATAATATTTTTTGATTTGGTCCACATACAAAAAGAATTTGCTACTTGAATTACAGGTTCTGCACCTGTATACCATCCTTCAGTAGACAATACCATATTTGGATTTTTATCTGTAAACCAAGTTTGATCGTTTTTATCAATAGTTATTTCTATATCATATTGCATATGAAATAGAAATGTTTTTTGTGACCAGTTTTTCCATGCAGGACAGTTATAATATTCATAAGATTTATGGTCTTCAAGTTCAGATACTTTTTGTATAGGTATAAAAACATCATCCATTGCTAATGGATGATGCAACATCTCTTTATCCATCCAATTAAAATTGTATATTGGATAATAAAAGATTTCAATCTTACTCATGCATTTTATAATTAAATAATTTTATTATAGCATTATAATCCAATTTGTGCAATCTGAACAGATCCATTGCCACCACTATCACCAAATGGACCATTGCCCCATCCACCAGAACCACCAGCAGCAGTAATAGTTCCATTATTTGTATAACTGCCAGCGTATAGAATTAAAATTTGTCCTCCACCAGATCCGCCCCCACCAGCATTTTCACCACCTGCCCATCCATTACCAGCATCACAACCTCTAGATCCTTGAACAGTTATAGTTCCATTATTGAAAAAATTTCCTCCTACAACAATTACAATTAATCCTCCTACTCCACTATCAGAACAATTTTGTCCATAAGGACCTCCACCGCCTCCGTTACCATTTCCAGCTCCTCCACCAGTTCCACATCCTCCACAGTTTCCAGAACTTCCTCCTCCGCCACATCCCCAGGGAGCTCCGTTACCACCAGTACTAGAACGAGCACCACCGCCGCCAGCGCCACCAGACCATGGTCCACCATAACTTCCAAACCCGCCAGATCCACCACCATTCCAAGCAGTTGCTCCTCTACCACCGCCACCAGTTTGTCCTGTTCCACCACTAGATTGGTTTCCAGCTCCAATTCTGTTTAAATTAAAAGTTCTCCACCCAGCTCCTTGTCCAGTAAGTCTTTGACTATTTTGATTAATAATTGTTTGAAAACTACCACTCGCTTCATTAAAATTTGAACCTTGAGTAGAACTAAATCCTTGCCCAGCTGCAGCTCTGCAAGTCCATAATAAATCACCATTTGCACTAGCACAAGGACCTCTACTTTTCATAGTAATAGTTCCAGAGTTTGAAAAATTACCCTGGCACAATATAAAAAGACCCCTGCAAAAATTATTAGTAGTCAGTGATCCTCCAGGTTTAGAAAAACTGGTAAATTGTCTATGCACCAGTTCACCATTATATCCAGAGGCACCAGAAACTCCAAAACTATCATTACCTCCAGAGTTGTAACTTCCACTAGATCCATCTCCAAAAAAATTTCCTCCTCCAGCTGGAGGAGTAGCAATAATTTCTGCGTTTAACATATTTTATTAACCCATATTTAGTGTAGGAATAATTACAATTCTGCGATTTCCATTTCTAGGATCTGTTTGAACATAATATGCTAATATATTCAAAGTACTTCCCGAAAATGACGGAGCAGTTCCGTCTTTAAAAACAAATGTAGATCCAGCAAAATTCATATTAGAACTTCCATTTAATGCTACCATAATAATTCCCGATTTCCCATCAACCATATTTGATGGAGTTCCCAGCGTCCAAGTTGTGCTTCCAGGAACATTAACAAAGAAATTATTACTAGCATCTAAATTCCAAGTAATAGTATTGCCACTCATAGAGTTATTCATATTGATAGGTTCTGAATATGCAGCTACAACTCTTGTTCTCGCCTCTAAAGTACAAAGATTAGTGGAATTATTGAAATCAATCATATTAGTGCCACCAGTAGTTTGAATTCCAGTGACTCTAAAATCATTAGCAGCAGATCTCAATATAGCAAGAGATGCTACATCCATAATATAAGAATTACTTGCTGGACCAGAAATGCTTGCAACAGTTAAAGTACTCATTTTTAACCCTTTTTTATTTACTATTTATTAATTAAACAATTGTCCACGCACCACCAGTTTCAACGGTGACTGAAAATCCAGATTGAATTATTAATGGTCCAGTACTTTGAGCATTTGTACCAGAAGGAATAATTACATTTTGAGAAATTAGATTTCTAGTTACTCTAATTACTCCGTATGCATCTAACCAAAGAGGATCTCCATTTACTCTTTGAACGCCAGTGAGATTGATTTCTCCACCAACATCAAGAGTATATTGTGGATTTACTTTGTTTACACCAACTTTAGACATTCTGTAAATATCTAAAGTATTAGTTGCTTTTGTCCAATTTGAACTAGTTAATGTAGCACCATTTGCTGTAATTGTGCCACTAAAGTTTACATTACCATTTACATCCAAACTGTACTGTGGATTAGCAACACCAATACCAACTCTAACTTCAGTAACTGCTCCAGCAGGTGCTTTGACTGTTAATCCTGGAACGGTAAATGTCGATCCTCCATTTGTTGTAGAAGGATTAATTTCAAAGACATTAGCGTTAGTTAATTCATGACCAATTCTAAAGTTTTTAGACGTACTAGCACCTAAAAATGTAACAAATGTTCCACTATTATCATTAGCGGTATCTAATTCTAAACCTCCTTCAAATCTACCTTTACCTGCCGCATCAAATATAAATCCAGAAGCAGCAGATTTTCCAATTCCAACCAATCCAGTTTGATCAACTACAATTCTTGAAATAGAATTTGTACCAAGAGCAAGACCAAATGTTGATCCAGGTGGGTTGAATTCAATATAAGCTTGATCAGTTACATCAATTCTTTGTTGAATTCTTGTGGATGAAGTAGTCCAATCCGCACCATTAGTATGTCTTCTTTGCCATACTAATAATCTACTATAATTAGATGAAGTGTTTTCAAAAGAAGCAATATAGGTAGCATTACCAGCAGTAGTTCCAAGTGCTCCAGAGAAAACTTGAAGTTTGCTGTTAGTAGTTGCTGCCGTAGATGGATTTAAACCAACGCCAACTAAATCACTTGTGGAATTGACTATTAAGGTATTTGTGTCAACAGTTAAACTGCCAGTTAATGTAGCATTTCCAGTAACACCTAAAGTTCCTCCAACAATTAAATTAGAAGATGCTCCAGTTAAAGTAAGTGAACCAGTCATGGTATCACCTGCTTTTAGAACGTTTGCTGAAGCAGCACCAGTTAGATTTGCTGTAATTGTGCCAGCAGTAAAATTGCCGTTTGTATCTCTTCTAACTCCAGTGTTTGGAGTATTCCCATTATCAAAAGTAATATTGCCAGAGTTCCAAATAGTTAAGTTATTTACAAGTAGAGAGTTTGGATCTGCAACTTTAAATTCTAAAATACCACTTCCATCAGCAGCATTTCCTCCACGAGCAATGATTGCACTGTTATAATTTGAAGCAGCTAATGCACTTGTTCTAAAGTAAATCGCTGGTTCAGTGGAAACACCATTGTTTCTACCCATTGTTAATCTGGCAGTTCCTCCAGATACACTTGCAAGTTTTGCAACTTCAAATGTTCCAACAACATCTAACCAATAATCATCAAAAGGAACACTAGTAGCAGTAGTACCAACTCTAGTAGCACCACTAAATCCTCCATTAGTTAAGACCACATTTAAAATAGTGTAGTCTTCTGTTGGATCAGTAACATTATTAACAGTAACACTATTAATTGTTAAATTACCAACATTTTGATCTAGATCATTATAAAGATTAACAGCAGATGTTGCAGTAAATGGATCAGTAACAAGTGCTTGACCAGAAATATAAATGTTAAAAACTGGTTGACTAGTAATCTCTCTAATTGTAATAGAATCTTCAAACTGTTTTGCTTCTTGGAAAGTGGGTAGGTGTCTATCAATAATTGTACCATAATTTAAATTTAATCCATTTCTATACCAAGTTCCTTGTCTTCCATCAAGACGATCTGCGTCCAAACCACTACCAGGACCATGATTTCCAGAAGACCATATTTTTGCCCAACTTCCAAAATTAGATACTCCAGATCCTGTACCTCTAAGATACATTGAATTATCATCAGCAAATGCTAATTGTCTAACACCACCATAAGTAGCATCAGTTCCAACACCACCATTTCTAATAGAAAGAACCAAATGCTTGCTTCCAGCGACATTCAAACCATCTGCTGTATTATCTCTAGTTGCTGCAGTAACGCCCTCTTTAATATCACTAGGAACAGGACTTGTAGTACTATTGGTTGTTAATGTTGTAAGTCTATCAGCACCACCTTCTGCATTACCAGTAATAGAAATTCTATAAGTTCCAGACAATCTATCTACTGGTAAAATTCCAGCATTTTGGTTTGCGGAATTTAAGTAATAAGATCCTTCCTCATTATCTAATTTATCCGCATTTAAATTTGATCCAGGACCAGTCTTTAATCTTACTGATCCATCGCCATCAAGACCAAGAAAGAATTGTGACTTATCAAATCTTCCAACACCTGCTCTTCCATAAGGATCAGCATTGATTGTTTGTGCATCAACTCTTCTAATGTCCATAGCGACATTAGCA